AATATTTTTTCTCTTGAGTTGGTAGTTGTTCACAGGTTCTAATCCAGTTCATATTACTCTCCTTTCAAAGATACATTCAATAAAGGCATCTTTCCAAGCACGATAGAGCCTCGGAGGATACCAAGCGTGTTTAAAGTCAGTCCAGTGATAGTTAGCTAACAAATCAAACATGATTGCTATACGCCACTTCAAAGGTAGTCCATCAACAGCTACAGAGCCACAAGGATAGCATAGCCATACCTTATAGTCATCCCAAGCTGTTTTACCAGAACCCGTTATGCGTTCATCGCTGATGTTCCCTAAAACATCTTTCACAAAGAGATCTGAGATGATTGAACACAAGTTAGCCATTGGGAATTTAAGATATTGTAAGTTCATGACGTTTCTCCTGTCATTTTGTTTGTCCTCGGAAGACCCTACAAAGACCCTCCAGATTACCCACGCCTCGCATAGGTAACCTTGCAAGATCCTCTAAATGGCCTCAGAATGTACTCTGAGTGCTCCTCTGTGGCACACTCTGAGGCTCTTTTAGGGTTATTTATAGGCTATTTAACACACGCAGAGTAAACCCGTAAGGATTTGACTGATACGCTTGGTAATCTTTTAAAGACACCTCTTTCATAGACACACCATCTTGTATGACCTCATCAATATACGCATGAATCTCGTCATTAGACATCTCAGGCTTCTCTTTTGTCTGCTCTTTCACAAGCATTACCATTGTTGCTGTTAAACTTTCCATAATGTTTCTCCTTAACTAAACATATAAGCAAATAAACAAGCAATTAATATTGCAATCACTTCTTTTTTAGTAAACATTTACTTCTCCTTTTCTTTTATTGACATCATAAAAAAGAAAGCAAGTATACCTAAAGGAATTAGCATTTCCATAGTGTTTCTCCTTCTGTTTTCAGTCGGAATGACTGACAAGAGACTCCGAAGAGCCTCTTAGCTGTCACTCAGAAAGGAATGACCTTAGAATACTCATCTGAAAAATGAGCATCAAGGTAATTATCAAGGTAAGCTTCACGTTCCTCCTTAAGTTTACGAAGCTTAGCTACAGACTCTCGCATCTCCTGAGCAAGAGCTTCTCGAGCAGCATTCAGATGACGGCATCTAGTAAGGCTTTCAGGACTATCCATAGTCTCTTTCCCATACATTTCAGTAAGGAAATTAAAAGCTTCATCAAACTTATCAAACCGTGCAGTCTCAGCTGCAAAATCAAACGCATAAGACATAATACACCTCCTACAGTGTCAGAAAGGAAAGAAGGCAGCATACACCGCCAAGAGCTAGAGCCATAGAAGCTCCAAAGATTTCACGAGCATCATGACTCCAAGAGCCAATTGCAAGCCAAGGAAGACCAATGACGAAAGAGAATACGCCAACAGTCGAGAAGAGAGTAAACCACAAATTCACAAGAACCTCCAACAGGTAACAGGCCGACAGTGACCGAGACAGGACTCCCAAGAGGAAGCCCTGAGGCAGGACTGTCAGCAGCCTCAAACGAGACCGCAGAACCAGACGTCAGGAGAGTTACGACCAGCCGCAACAAACCGAACAAGCGACCCAGAGTCACGAGCCGCCAACAACGCACGAGTAACCGAACGAGCCTCAGAAACAGACCCGCAACGAGAAACCCGCATACGACGAGAGCGACCGTCAGAACAACGAGCCACAACAGTACACGAAGAACCAGAGCCAACGAACGAAACCGACAGCACCGAAACCGGAGCCGAAGGAACAGAACGAAGAGAACCAGACACGGCAGAGAAAGAAGAAACAACAAAAGACATGGCACACCTCCAAAGGAAAAGCCAAAGACGGGAAACCGCCCGCCACGGACGCCCCACACGGAGCAACGCCCAAGCAACCCCAGGCAACCAAGGAACCCACAGGGGGGACCAAAACAGAAGCAGGGGGAAGCAAGAACGCAGGATTCAAACAAAGGCACACACAGAGGAGTCCCCAAAATTTTCCAAGGGGGCCACCAAAATAAAAATCACAATATTTTAAAACCCTTTATTTTTCAATAACTTATTAGAAGCATGGTTAAGGAAAAAACCCAGCGATATCAAGAAGTTAGCAGAGGGCTGCATGGGATTAAACAATCGACAAAAACTTGAATTACTTAAAGAAAAGAAAAGACGAGAGAAACAAGAATATTACAAAGATAATTTCGAAGACTTTGCTAAAGAGCATATTAAGATTATTACAAAAGAGTCTTCTAAAGGATTTGTACCTTTTGAATTTAATGATGCTCAGAAGGTTATTAATGAACAACTAGAGCAACAATTAAAGGATACCGGAAAGGTACGAGCTATTATTCTTAAGGCTCGACAACAGGGTATTTCTACTTATTGTGCTGCTAGAGTATTTTGGAAAACGTATTATAATGCTTACACTAGATCAGTCGTTATGGCTCACGATAGCCCTACTTCGGATGCTCTGTTTGCTATGTCTAAGAACCTTATTCAATATATGGATGATGATATTAGACCTGCCTATAGTAGGTCGAATGCTAAAGAAATCCAGTTTGAACATAACAATGCAGGTTATAGATTATATACTGCTGGCTCACCCGAGGCAGGTAGGGGAACTACGCCTACAATTGCTCACTTATCAGAAGTCGCATTTTGGCAGCATGATGAAAAGATTCTTGCGGGTTTATTCCAAGGGATATCCCAAGCTGATAACACAGAGGTTATCCTTGAATCAACTGCAAACGGAGCTTCTGGTGAATTCTATAGGCTCTGGAAAGGAGCAGTAGAAGGAAAGAATGGTTATATCCCTGTATTTGTTCCTTGGTTTCTTACTGCTGAATATAGATTAACTCCTCCCGGTGAACTAGAATACACTGAGGAAGAAGAAAAGTTAATTGAGAAATATAATTTAGATGATGCTCAATTATACTGGAGACGATTTAAGATTGAAGAATCGGGGGCTAGGAAATTCCAACAAGAATATCCTGCAGAACCTGATGAAGCCTTTATTGTATCTGGATCTAATGTCTTTAGTACTGAAATAGTTAATGATATGCTTCCTAAAGCACCCCGTAAACGTTTAAGATTTAATGATGAATTTGGATCTTGGGACGATAATAGGGAAGGGGAATTACAAGTATGGATACCCCCTACGTTTGATGCTAAATATGTTATAGGGGCTGATGTATCTTTAGGTACTAATCAAGATTATTCTATAGCTACTGTATTTAATCCTGAGCGTCAACTATGTGCTATGTATCGAACTAATATTATGGACCCAGGTACATTTGGGGATATTCTATTTTATTTAGGTAGATATTACAATAATGCTTTATTAGCTGTAGAAAGTAATAGTATAGGTAATACAACATTAGATCGTCTAATGCAAATGTCTTATCTTAATTTATATTATGAAACTAAAGTAGCATCTATGAGAACTAAAGATACTACTCGATTAGGGTTCCGTACTACTGCTGCTAGTAAACCTAGGATTATAGGATATTTAAAAAGGTTGGTAGAAGATCTAGATATAGATGTTCCATCAGAAATTATTATCCAAGAATTAAAAGATTATATTGCTAATGATAATGGTAAGACTGAAGCCCTATCGGGTTCTCATGATGATACCATTATGGCTATAGCAATTGCTATGGAAGTATTAAGAACCCATAGTGATAGATTAACGTCTGATACTGTTTCTTGGCGAGATAAAACCAATAGTTATATGGAGGATTCTACGACATGGCTGTAGATAATGCCAAGATTGATGCGGCTAAAGAAAGACTAAAAGATCATCCGGGTGGTGATAACCTTAAGATGATTACTGATAGTAACAAAGCTAAAGAATATCAAAGGAGGTCTGTTGAAGCACGTAAGAGGAATAAAGAGCGTATTATAGGACTGAAAGCCTTCTGGAAAGACTTCGATAAAGCGGGTCTAGAAATTGGCGGAGATGATATTAAAGGTCTTGATGTCCTTAAATTTCTCATGAAGAAAGCTATTCATGATGAAGACTTTGAGTTGGCAGGGCAGTATGCTGAAAAGATTGCCCAGTATGAAACTCCAAAGCTAGCTTCTCAACAAGTTACACAAACTAATATTGATCTCAAAGATCTGTCTGATGAAGAATTCCAGGCAGAATTGAAGAGGCTAGAACAAGAAAACTCCAAGAATAATTCGGAGTAATTAGATTTCTACTATGTCCTCACCTGCGTCCGGCAGGGGTAGAGAACCGGACAACTTTAAATAGATAGATAGGTAGATAGTATGTCTCGATTTATGCAAGTCCCACAAGAGACTCCAAAAACGACTAAAGAGAAACCTAGGGAACTCCCTAAGGTAGGATCTTATTCTTCGGAAAATCTTGGTGAGGCTAAAAAGATTCCAACTAAAGAGGGTTATAAATAATGGCCTCTTATTATGGTTATAAACAAAAAGTTACTGATGATCAGTTAGTTAATCTAATTGAATCAGGAGTACAGAATTCTATTGGTGATTGGCTAAACTCTTCAGATTTAACATATGAACGACTCAAGTCTACATATGAATATGCTGGAGTTTCAGCGGGTCACTTAGCACCTCAAGGTGTATCTAGTATTGTAGATACATCTACTACCGAGACAGTAGAAGCGTATGCCGCTATTCTATCTGATTTATTTTTAAACAACCAACGTTTAGCTAGATTTGTACCTTACAATGATACTCCGGGTGCTTTTAAAACAGCCAAGGATGCTTCTTTACTAGTTAACTATTGTTTGTTTAAACAGAACAATGGATGGGAAATTCTTGAAGCATGGATGAAATGTGCTTTGCTTTGGAAGAATGGTATTATCCGTTGGGATTATGTCGAAGACTATGAATATGTTTTCGAAGAGTATGAAAAAATTACTCAAACAAGATTAGACGAATTATTGTCTGAAGATAATATTGAAATTGTTGGTGAACTTAATTTTGAAAATGAAATTTCCTTAGAAGGAAATACAGAGTTTGTTTATGTAGATGTACGTCTACGCCGTAAGGTAAACAAATCAAAAGTTAAGTTAGATCTTATTCCACCAGAAAACTTCCGTATTTCTCGTGATGCTACTTCTATTGATCACGCAGAGTTTGTAGGTATTCAAACCTCTTTTACTCGAAGTGAAGTACGTAAGATGTGGCCAGAAATCTCTGAAACATTATCAGAAGATGATTGGAATGAGATTGGAACTAATCAGTATTGGAGTGGTAACACACGTTATAGTGAAGATGTTGCTGCTCGAAAGCTTGTTACAGGTCAAGAGTATTGGCAGGGTTCTGCCTCTCATGACGTGACACCGCTTGAGGCGAACCGTGAAGTTACGGTAACCGAGTGTTGGATGAAAGTCGATAGAGACGGGGATGGTATTGCTGAGCTGAAGCGATTTATTCTGGCAGGGACTCGTATCCTGTTAGAAGAAGATGTTGATATGATACCGCTTGCTTCATTGTCTCCCATCAATATTCCGTTCGAGTTTTACGGCTTATCCATCGCTGATTTTACGCGTTCGTCCACCCTAGCATCTACTGCAATTCTGAGGGGATTTGTTGAGAATACTTATTTAACTAACTATTCTCCAAAGCTTGCAGATCCAAATGTAGTAGACTTTAGTGCGCTTCAAAATATGAAGCCTAAGCAGATTATTCCTACTAACGGTAATCCTGCTGCTGCAGTATCTGCCATGGTCCCAGAGGCTATGAGTACTGGTACTGTTCCTTTGCTTCAACACTTACAGGTAATTAAAGAACAAGCTACAGGTATGTCTAAGGCTGCTCAAGGTCTTAACGATACTCTTTATGTTTCTGGTAATTCAGAACAGAAGTTAGCGGCTGTACAGTCGGCTTCACAAAAGCGTATTCAACAAATTGCCCGTAGATTTTCTGAGACTGGATTTAAACGTCTATGTCTTGGTATTTACCAAACTATGCGTAAGTGTATGACTCAAAAAGTAACTTGTAATGTTGCTGGAAAGTTTGCAGATATTAATCCATCAGAACTTCCTTATACATTAGAGTGCGAAATCTTTGTTGATATCGGTGAAAACTCTAACTTGAATAAGATTCAGAAGTTAAAATCTCTTGGACAAGAAGTAATACCTGCATTGCAACAGCAAGGTGCTCAGATGGTTGTTAAACCAGAAACACCTGCTGTACTAGCAAATCAATTAGTAGAAGCCATGGGCTTAGATGCTAATGATTTCTTCCAAGATTACACTACAGATGACTTTAAGCAAAAGGCTGCTAAGGCACTTGAACAACGTGCTAAAGAAGCAGAACAAGCTAAACAACTTGAACTTGCTAAAGCTCAGGCAGACGTACAGCTACAACAAGCAAATGTCGGCTACACTCAAGCACAAGCTAAAAATACTACTGATGATAACTCTCGACAAATGGCTATTGCTATTGATCGACATTATCAAGAATGGGCAGATATGGCTATTAAAGCAGTTAAGGAAGGAGCAGAAATTCCTCCTCATCCAGACTTTAATGAAGTAATTGCCATGACACAACAAATCATGACTCAAGGACAATAATGGAAAAATACCGTAAGGCAGGCGAGAAGAGCCTGGGTAACAAAGTTCATCCAGATATGATCGCTAAAGAAGCTCTTGTTAAATCAGAGTTTGCCTCTAAAGAAAGGCAAGACTTCTTTGACGATGCATATGGGGAACTCCTAGTAACATATTTTATGCACTGGCTTAAGACCGATCCACATGAAACAAAGACAAGAGAATTTATTTATAACTCTGCTTTAGCATTAGGGGATGTACGGACTAAGTTAGTAGAATATGAAATGCTAGGTAAAAATATTAAATTTATGGAGGACAACAATGCGTGACATTGATTATAAAAAATTATCAGAAAATTTAGATGCAATGATTAATCTCTTGGAATACGATGCAATGCGTAGTCC